TACATCCCAACGTTTAAGGAAGGTGTAACAGCGATTCAGAGACCATATTTCGGTAGTATCTGGTTCTGCTAGGACTTGCATACGGGAGGTTTCAGCAAATCCTACTATGGCAATTGTACGTCCACGAGTAGTAGATGTAACAGGGGAGAATGGAGCTATCACTACTACTGAAGCATCATCAGTTATAGTAATAGCATCGTTTGGCACTTGGTTATCACTAGACACAACAGTAGGGGCTTCCTTTTTCGTCTCAGGCATCTCTTAAATGCTCCTTCAAAAATTAGTTAGCCCCCTAATATACCAAAATCCTTGGTTGTAGGTCAATAGTCTACATAGCCCCTAAGCAGTAGAGAAGGCTACTTGGCTGCTGGTAGCAATAACACCATTAGGAAGAGTCAACACCAACACACCAGTGGTACCACCACCTGAGCTAGTAGTTACACCAAGCTGAACACCGCCAGTGCTACTACAATATAACCTACCAGTTCCCCACGCAGACACCGTATCATTCGGTACAACTAAACCAGAGGCGGTTAATCCACTAGTATGAGTAGCGGCTGCTAAGGTAAAGGTGGCACCATCCAGTAGAGCACCTGCTGTATCCTCAAAGTGATAGTGCATAACCGCACGCCTAGCCAATGCTTCAGTACCGGTATCGTCTGTCTGGTTTCTATTCATGGTAATATCAAATACGAATACAGGTGCAAGGGCAGCAGTAGAGAGAGCACCAGCGGATACAATAGTTGGGGCAGCTAGGGGACTTGAAGACAGTGCATCTAGCTGAGTCTGAGATACAGCATTACCATAGATGCCACTCTCAATAACTACTTTACCCCGGAAACGATCCATAACTCCCATCTCACATCACCTCCTTTTGTTTTTAGTTAGCTGCTACAACACGTTTGCGCCTACCATCTATAGTAGGAGGCATAGTGAGTAGCCTTTTATATTCATCTTGTTCCAACATAGAATCAGTAGGTGGGAGACTGGAATCATAAGTAGCAAATCTGTGAGCTAGCATCATCTCTTTACGAGGATTGTTCTCATCTACAAACCACACATCTCCACCGTATAGATGAGTCTTAATAGCACAATCGCACCTACATCCACTACACACACAACCAGTTGCTACCATGCCAGTACAGCGGTTTTCCTCACCACAGTCGCATTTACATTCTCCACTTTCTGGCCTTGGGGCATATATCCAACCATCCCACTGGAAGTTCTTTCTAACTCTATAGGCTTCCATTTTATCTACTTCCTCTTTTTCTTTTTACGTATATGAAGAGCCACTTTAGGCTACGAGGTCTAGGAACAGGTACCCATGCTGTGCGGAGGTTACCGTAGGAATCATGTGGGTGAAGACCCTATTGACATCGCCCCTAGTTTGCTCTTCCCTGTAGGACTCTACAGCCCAAGGTATGTTACCACGCTCATTCCACATAATGGTATAAGCAGAGTTTCCAACATCAAGACCAGCAGGGTTGGTAGTTTGGAATAACATGTTGTCAGTCCAGATGTCAGCACCCACATATACCTGTTTCTCGTCAGCAGTGTTTTCCACACTATTACCAACGGTAATCTCAGGAATACCAAAAGCAGCAGCTACCAATTCTTCAGTCAAGATACCGGTTTGGGTATGCTTATATTTGTCCAGCAGGAGGGGATGCTCCTTGAGTTTCTCCCATCCCAACAGACCGATGAATCCATTAGAGACATCTGAGCCAGTGTTACGTTTGATAGTACGCTTGGCGGTATCAGAGTCAGCTATAGGGTCACTGTTGGCGAAGTCGCTCCATTGGCTAGTCCCAGTTAGAGTATTAGAGGTACCCCACACACCAGTGATAAAAAGGGTTTCAGATACCCGCTTCTCAATCTCAAGCTCTATGAGGTTGGTCAAGAAAGCGACATCTTTAGTTTCCAAGTTATCACCAAATTGGTTGGATGCATTAACTACATCGCTCAACAGCTTTTCATAACCAATTTCTACGGTTATGAAAGTCTGAGTGGAAACCCCATACCCTACACGTTGGTAGGGACCATCAGCAGCACGTTCGGCACCTTCTTGACGCCTGAACCAGAATTCACGGTCATAAACAGGATAGGTACCATTTCGCAAATCAGACTCATGAACAGGGGCCATTTTCTCCCACATGAAAGATTCGTTTTTGAACCCGATGCTAAGAGATGTAAGAACAGGGTTAACGGGATTTACATCAGTTACATTGGGCTGTGCAAAGGCATAACGCTTATAATTTGGCATTTTTTCTCTTACCTCCCTTAGAATTAAGTCGTGAACAGATATGCGGGTTGGAGTACCACAAAATAGACACCAGTTGAGGTGCCAGTTTGCAGGGCTTGTCCAAGCACATAACGTCCAGCATGACCACCAGTGGAAGCAGGTGCGCCAAGGGATACGGCTAGACCATTAGCATCTACACCGAGTTCATCCCCTTGGGTTATTGATCCACCGAATTGCCATTTACAGATACCTGAGTGGCATACCTCAGCCGCATGTCCTGAAGTATCAGGGGCATTCTGAAGAACCCCAACAGGTCTTTGAGTGTTGGCAGTGGTTCCATGCATCTCGAAATCAACAGTACCTTCACTCAGGATAACAGCGGAGAACTGGCGTGTACTCATGTTACCGTCAGCTATAGCTCCTGGGATTGCTACGAAATTAGCCATTACTTACCTCCTTGTACAGCCATCTTGACCCGTTTGGAGTATTCTTTGAAGGCTGCTGGATGTTTGTTAGCCATGACGGTCAAGGCTACCTCAAATTCCACACCGTGTTCCTTGGCATATTCGTCGGTCATGTCTTGGAAGTCATCGGGTTTTGCTTCATCCTCTCGATGAATTGCCCCAAGAGACTTAAGGACTCCAGCATCTTCAGCAGCTTGATGGGCCATCTGATAACCCTTGGCTACTTTATCAGCAGTGGCAGCACCAGCAGACTCGTAGATGGCAGCAAGTTCCTCACCACGCTCTTTAGGGGTACCAGACATGGTTATCCAGTTCTGGGCCTTTTCGGCGTAGGTGATTACCAGCTTTTCATGTTCTAGATTCTTGTTGAATCCCTTGAGTTGTTGCAGTTCAGCTTCAAGGGCTGCAATACGGACATTCTCTGCGTTCGGGGTTTTTTCTTCTTCCGACATAGGCAATCCCATAGGCGGCTGTTCATCACCTGGGGGCATAGGCATCTCTCCGCCACGCATGGCTTCAATAGCCGCTAGAACGTCTTCAATGGTAGCCGTGTCTGGAAGTCCCAATGCCTCATACAAACGGGGCAGGTCTTCAGGGGCTAGTACAAATTCTCCCATAGTTTCCTCCTGTATATTAAATTCATCATCTTGTGTGTTGTTGGATTCATCCTTCGGTTCTTGCTCTGGTACAGAGGGTACTTCACCTCCATCATCTAAGTTGGGCCATTCACCCGTATATTCCTTGTTCAACCAAGCACAAAAGCCCAACTTCTCTCCACCCTTTACGCCTACGTCGAAACTCATACATTTGGCAAAGAAGTTGGTATCTGGTTCACCTATTGATGTCATAAGAGAAGTTTTAAGCTGGTCGGGTATATCATCAAAGTTCTTGATCTTAAGGGCAGTTATACCACGCTTACCCATCTCACCTGCACAGTCGGGGCATAGTTGGGCAACTAGTTCAAGCGGCAGTTTGATGTTGGAATCTTTACGCTGTTCCTCGATGATGGTAGCCCAGTTGGATGCTGAAAACTTCTTACCTGTAACATCCGACATCTTACGCCTAATCTCAGACCAGAAAGCCCTCAAGAGACGTGCGCCCTTCTTGCCCTTTATGATCTCTTCCATCTTGGTGCTGATATCTTGGAATTCAACAGCAAGTTCTTCGGGATCTATTTGTACTGGCTCATCTTCTTGGAAGGATAAGGTAATCCAAGGCTTTTTGGCATTGGAGAAGATTGAGGCGGTATCTAATGAGGCTAGAGTACCAACTGCTGGTAGTTCCGCACCCAGAATTGCTATTCCTGATAGATGGGGATCGTCTTCATCCGGCATGTCTATTTCTACTGATACAGCATTGTAGAGACCCGCCTGAATCATCTCAGTGATGATGTTGGGTACGTTTTCAAAGTCAGCTAGTAGGGTGCTACCTTCTTTGCGTACATTGGAGATTTGACCTAGTCTGGGGGCACCTAAGCCTTCATCCCCAGTTACCAGAGAGTTAGGTATACCTAGTTCATCGGCTACACGAGTGTTGAACTCATCATCCGTATGGCCTACTTTGACAGGTAGTGGGGTGTCTTTGGAATCGGTGTTGAAGTTCTTAAGGATTCTATCTAGATCTGCATCACCCCACTCACGCTCTTGGCCTTGGCTATCCGTCCAAGTACCAGCAGCGAAGATTTCAATGCCTTTTACAGTATGCATTTCTGGTGCTTGTGAAGTCATTATATCTTGTCCAAAAAGTTAGAGAATATTTTAGACATTTCACTAGCTGCTACACCAAGACTCTGGGGTTCCAGTGTTTCTATACCATCCCAAGTAATGTGTGCATTGTCCCATAACACGAATACGCCTTGAGTAAGTGATACTTCCGCTATAATGTATCCTCCAAATCCCTGCATCCCTGGTGGCATTCGTAGATCGGATTGTACGCGATCCCCAAGTTGTAGAGGAACTGCTGTTTTTCTATTCGGGAAAAGGAAATTTTCTATACTTGCTACCTTATTACTTAGAATTAAATCATTCTGTGGGCTAGATGGTACTGGAATAGGTTCACTTAAAGCTTCAAAAAATGATCTAAGAGGAGCGTTATCTAAGATTTGATAGTTTGCTTCTGCCATTTGCTGTTTAATCTTTCGCTCCAAGTCTGCACAGAATGCTTCGGGATTGCGTTTATCTTGGTTGGCTTTAACACATGCGTTGAATGTTGGATAGAGGCCAATGGGCATATATACACACCTCTCCTTTTATTAGCCAGCCGATAAATATAACAAATATGTAACAAGTGTGTCAAGGGGTATTGAAAATAGTGTATAATGTGGGTAGGGTAAGTGTAGATTGAAAAGGAGGTATCTAGAAGAAAATGTCAACGAATCAAGATAAATTCTGCTCAGAGTGTGGATACCGAAACTGCCCACATGAAGGATACGATGATGGTTCTAAAAAGTCAGTGGTAGATGTCTCTCTTCCGTTTATGGAGGATGCCGTATATAATCCAGAGTCGTGTAATAGCCTGGATCATAAAACCCCAGTGTTACAGATGCAGGGGATTAACTTTGCTATGATGCGGTATTTTGGATTTGGGAGTAGTGGGAGTATGCTGTGTTATGATTGGTTAAAAGAGAGGAGGAAGCAGTTTCCGAGTTTGAGGTAGATGGGTGGTAGTACCCTATTGAGTAGTGAGGGGGTTGGTATACTAGATATATCAGGTTTAAGGGAGATATAAATTATGAAGTACGGCACCTATTGCCAAAGATGTGGAGATGTTAAAGTGGTAGCACATAGAGATGCACATATGGATTTCTGCCAACTGTGCATAGGTGGGATTAAAACCGGACAACCTCCAACCATAGAACAATCAAGAGACGCAAAGAATCGGTACACCGAAAAAGTATGGTGGAGTACACACAGATAAGTGAGAATATACTGAGGGAGCCTTAAGGCTCCCCTTTCTTTTTGGCCCCTTACTTCTCCATCTGCCTCTTATAGCTATCCATTACATCCTCTTCCCTGATGCTAACATGGTCACACCCATACACCCCTTCACTAAACTTCCACCTACACTCTTTGGTATAACTGACATATGGCTGGGTCTCTTGTAACATGCTTCTATGTAAACGTTGTAGAATGTTCAGGATTTGACGGTCACCTGGTTCTAGTTTCAGTGTTTGATGGTGTGGCTTTGAGGGTTCAGCAAGAGCTTCTACATATTCCTCACACACTTCACACATACCACCAGGGTCACAGTCCATTTTGCCACCACATTGATAACAGACGCAGAGTGGAGCCATATTAACTACCTCCAATCATCCTCATCAGACTTAGTCCTCTTGCGCCTCCGCTGTTCAAAGACCACCACATAAGTAGCTAACATAGCACAGTAAGCCAATACACCTGTAAAGGCCCACAGTGCGGCTGGTAGAGATCTACCTATGTCTTGTAGTATGTCTGCTTCCATCATATCCTCTAAATGCTTTCCAGAGTAGAAACCCGTAGATCCCAACTGTAGCTAGTATCAATATTCCTTCTATCAATTGCTGGCGTTAATCCTCCTTTACAAACTCAGGTACGTCCCAATCAGGTACATCACCAAACCGGATGAGCAGCCAACCCCTAGTACCGTATGGGGGCTTATAGTCTGGGTAGTAGATGCCCTTTATACGTTCCTTCATCTCTGGGGTTATGTCGGCTGCTACAGTCTCCCAATTAAGTTTACCATATGATTCATACCAGTCAAAACCAAAGTCCTTTCTACCTGGTACTTCAAAGTCATCAAGTAGGATGTAGCCGCTATCCCAACGGCTTAGGATTATATCTACCTCCCCACCCAAGTCACAACCATAGCCGTGTGAGTGAGCATCTAACCAGAACATAGCAATAGGTACAGAGTCCAACTCTTTTAGGAAGTCTAGAGAATGCATGTTGAGTAGATCTACATTAGGATGGTTGGCTAGGTTGTGCTTGGCTAGTTCATACGTACCCTTGTCTGTTTCAGCGGTGTAACAGGCTAAATGTGGGTACATACGGGCAGTGTAACCTACTGTACTACCTGCTTCTGTACCGGTCTCTATGAACTGGTTGCATTCTTGGATAAAGTGGTCTACCAAGGATAGAAGGTAGGGGTCACCATGAAATCCTACCGGACAGTATACGGATAGACGAGTGGAGTTGTCGTTGGTTTCATTTTTGAGAGTTGACATTTATTTATCAACCTTTTTGGGTTTAGGCATAGGATTACATGATAAACATCTTTCTGACTCTGTTGAATTTATAATACGCTGATAGCCGCTTCCATCACACGACTTACATTTCTGCTTACACAATCTTACTACCTCTTCCATCTTATCAATTATCCTACCTGCTGATAGTTCGGTTCTGAAGTGGTCTTCATAGGTTTGACGGGCAGCTAATCCGTATGTGTGTCTTAATTCGGAATCCTTACCAAGCTCTTTGATATGAACAATCATTTGTTCTGCACTCTCAGGTAGAAGTATATTATTGTTACTAATAAACTCTGGCTGTCCAAACCCATTAGCCGAATGAGCCACTATACAACTACCCAATGCCATAGCCTCAACCAACCTAGTCCTCACCCCTACAGTAGTTGAAGTAGTACAGAGGAATATATCAGCCTGTAGAATCTCCTTCCTAATATCCTCCACATAGCCCCTGAATTGGATCTGAGGGTACTTCTTGAAGCGATTGACTAGATCCTCCTGTAAGGTGTCTCCGCCACATATATGCCAATCGTAGTCATCTATGTCATCCATATGGGGTAGAACTTCATCTGCCAAATAGTAAAGGGATGAAAGGGTAGCTATACCACCCAGATGCCCAGCCATTAGGATACGGGGTTTGGGGTTGTTGGGCATATCCTCTTTACGTCTTCTCCAACCTAGATAGGCAGGTTCAACAACCGGCATTGGGATATATTCAACAGCTAACCCTTGATCTTGAAACCATTTAGTAGAGTGTCGAGCGGCACAAAAGGCAGCGGTACATGTTTGAAGGATCTGGAGATACGATTCCTTAGCCTGCATACCCATATTGTGATATTGGGCTATCTCTTCATAGCTCATAGGTTCAGGGTTCTTATACTGGCGTCTGTAACCTTGTATGATGTGTTCAGGATCACCTAACATACAGATACGTGGTACTGCTGGATTGTATGCTGCTGCCCATGCTATGTTGTAGGTGCCCAGTCCAAATACGACATCGGGGGATATCGAGCCTAGCAGCCTGGATACAGCAGATGGATTACAGGTGGCATAGGGCATTGGTATAACCTGCATACCTCTAGCTTGTAATGCTTGTAGACCTATGGCTTCATGTAGTCCTATTTCTTGGTTGGTGGTTATCCATATGATCTGGACTTGATGACCACGTTGGCGGAGTTCTTCACATATGGCGTATTGGTTTAGTCTGGGGCCTCCACCTGTAGACATGGGTAAGGAGTTTTCAGATATGATTGTTACCTTCATTAGTCGCCTCGTAACGTTTTATACATTTGCTTAACCAGATTGAGTCTAACTTGTTCTTGAGCAATATCCCTAGACAGATGTCCAACTAACCCATTGCTAGCCGGTTCCGTAGCGATGTTGAGTTGGGAGTACGTCTCAACAGCTAACCGGAACCCGATTGGATCTACTGCTTCAACTATTAGCTCCCAAAATCTATCTGGTAGCTGCTGCGCCAGTCTAATATAAGTCATCCGCTGTGTGTACAGATCGGTATCCACAGCCCCTATTTGCCGGTAGACTTCCAAACAAGCTTCTATATCTGATTGCTGTAGAAGACGATTTACTTTTACCTTCAACAATTTTTGTATATGGTCTAATTTAGTGAGCATCCCGGTAGATATTAAAGCATCCAAACAAACCTTGACAGCCAAATTGGAAGCCCCACCACGGTTAGGTGGTTCATAATCGTCAAAAATAACTACACCATCATCAGACAAGAAGGGTAACCACGAAGCCACATCTGTAATGAGGCTTTGGAAATCATGAGCCCCATCTATGAACAGTAAATTGATTGGGCCTTCATCCCAAAGCTTCGATACAGCCGCAGATGTTCCTCTAAAAACGGTGATGCCACTGTCTACTAGTACTGGGATAATATCCATTTTAGGGTATGGATCAATTGTATATATCCTACAGTCAGGTAGCCACCTTTGGAGTAATAAGGCTGTACCCCCCCTCCCCATACCTATTTCAACTACAATCCCCTCAGATACATCGGAGATATACTCTTGCATTATCTCCTTTTCTTCTGAGGACAAATCTGTGTACATAGTTACTTCTATGGGTACCAAATCATTCCTCTATGAAGAAGTTGTTAGCCTTATATATAGAGTGTATCACACTTATCTCTGATGAGGTTAGTTTGTATCTGCTGGTGTTTTCCAAGACTTCTATGGGTGTCATCATACCAGGTATAACAGTAGACACAGCAGCATCAGATAAGCAGAACCCCAAGGCTAATTGAGTAGATGTGATACCGTGGTTAACTGCTATCTGTTTGAATAGTTCGTAAGAGTTGGCCCACAGGTTTATTTGCTCTTGGGACCAGTTAGCTCTATGGTCTGGTTTGCAGAAGTGCTTATCTGGTATATGATCTCCTGTTAGAAACCCAAAGGCTAATGGGGTACGGGCTATAACTCCTATACCTAATTCAGCACATTTGGCAAGTAGGCCATTGTCTCTAGCACGTTGGTCTATCATGTTGTAGTTGACTTGGATAACATCTATCATATATGAGTTTTCCAACTCCCATACTTCGATAGCATCATCAGGAGACTTACAAGATACACCAACAACACCCACTTTGCCTTCCCATGTTAAGCAGTTCAATTCACAAATAGCTTCATTCAATTCCTCTGATACTGGTGGGCTGTGAAGTTGATATATGTCTATATAATCTGTCTGTAATCTCTTTAGACTTTTATCACATGATGTTCTGATGTGCACAGGGTCTAGAGCAACTGGCATATCCTTACCATCGTGTGGAATACTACCTACCTTGGTGGCTATAACTACATCATGGCGCACATCCTTTAGTGCTCTACCTACCAACTCTTCACTGTGACCATTACCATAGATATCAGCAGTATCAAAGAATGTGACACCTTGATTTACAGCAGCTTGTAAGGTGGATATGGATACTGAGTCTGGAATGTGACCGTAAGCGTTTGAGCCTATACCCCAACAACCCATACCTATTTCGGATACTTGTATGCCTGTGTTACCTAGTTGGCGGTAGTTCATACCCTCACCTTATTCTCTGTACGTATGGAATCTGGGTTGGTTTGCATAGTATCATGATACCATCTAACAGTCCAAGCTAGAGCATCTCGTACATCTGTATACTGGAAGTCAGATAACCCTAGGGACCTTGAGTTATCAGTAGGTTTACGGTATGGACCACTAGGCTTAGTAGTATCCCATTTAACCCTATTCCAGTCAACATTAGTCATAAAGGCAATTCGTTCCGCTATAAATGCAATAGAGTATTCTTGTGTATTTCCCACATTAAGTATCTGCCCATCATCATAGTTCTCCAATGCCCACATGTATGCTCTAGCTAGATCTTTGGCATAGGTTAATTCTCTTAAAGGCGTACCATCTCCCCAGAGTACAATGTCCTCATCTGTGTCTCTGGCAGCATAGAACTTACGTATTAGAGCGGCTGTCATGTTACAGTCTTCTAAACCAAAGTAGTCATTCTCACCAAAGATGCCATTGGGTACTAAGCCTATTATGTTCATGTTGAACTCTTCACGGTAGGAGCGGATAAGGGGGTCTATTAAACGTTTGGCATGGGCATAGGCGTAGTTGGAATCATGTGGTGGACCCTTGTGTATATAGCTTTCATCCATAGGAAAACCTATACGACTGATTGGATACATCCCGCTACTCAATGTCATAATGGTCTTCTCAATACCACATATCCTAACAGCTTCCAAGATGTTAATAGACATCAAGACATTGTCACGTAGGAGGGTAGCAGGGTGTTTAGCGGATATACCTACACCACCTGATAGGGCAGCACAGTGGATGATGTAGTCTGCTTGATACCAAAGCAAGCCATCTTCTGTACTAGTAACTGTTAATAAATCCATCTCATCAGAAGTGGGGTACACAAACTCATACCCAGGCCAATCATCCTCTATAGCCTTAAACGCACTACCCAATACACCATTACCACCTGTTACTAGGATTGTCTTCATGATCTACTCTCCCAACATATACGCTGTATGGATTCGACGTCCATCTCATTCCTTTTATGAAACTCCTCTCTACTAATCGAATCCAGCAGCAGTTCATCCTTTGGCCCTATTCTAATTACATCGCTTGATATACCTGTAGCCATGATAGCAGCATAGAGACCATTGTAGGGCGAGTGTTCTTCTACCACTATGATGGGTTCTGGTATACTGGCTAGAGTTGCAGTGTCAAGGGGTTTGATGGTGTGGAATTGCCATATCTGAGGGCCTACTACATCCAGACATTTGCTAGCCATATCGCCTGTGGTAACTATGGATGCCCCTTGGCCTGATCTTATACAGCTTGCCTTACCTACTTTAACTTCCTCTCCCACATACTCAGCCTCACCATACTTACCGATACGCATATAACTGGGTCCATCCAATTCTATCAACTGGGGTAGAAGGGCAGATACCTCACTAGGACAACCTGGAGCAGTCACCGTCACACCAGGCAACAGAGACATCAATCCCAAGTCTTCGGCAGCGTGATGGGTAGTACCGGCGGTAGAGTAGGTATAGCCACCACCGGCACCAACTACTACTACGGGAAGGTTCTGATAGGCTAATGATACCTTAATCTGTTCCCAGGCTCTACCTGTCATAAATGAGGCAATGCTATAGACAATTGGCTTATACCCTTCTAGTGCCAATCCTGCAGCTATATCTACCATCGCTTGTTCGCAGATGCCTACGTTGATAAAACGATCTGGAAAGTCGGTTTGATATTGGTCAAAGACACCAAAGCCCAAGTCACCTGTTAAGAGGATTATCTTGGAATCATTGGTGGCTAGGGTTAAGAGGGTGTCTGCAAAGGCTTTTCTCATCTCGTCACTCTCTCTTCGATTATAGCCTTACACCGTTTACAAAAATACTCTGTCAAAATACAATCAAAATTCCCACACCGATAGCATCTAAAAAAACTAGCCATTACTTCAATTCCTCCAATGCCCTTTTAACCTCATCCGCATCAGGTACTCGATAGTGCCATAGGATCTGATCTTCCATGAATGATACACCTTTACCAGCGGTTGTATGGGCTATTAAGGCTGTTGGGTATTCTTGGTACTCCGTATAATTCAGTCCATTATCCATTGCTGGTAGATGCACAGTTGCATCTGTAAAACGATGTCCATCAAAGTTACCAGCAGTCCATCCAAACGAAATAAACTTCTGTTTAAGCCCTTTACCCCCACTTATCTCATCAGTCCTACCAATCGACTGTATCCTATTATAGTCCACCACCACTATCAGATTATCTAGTTTATGAGCAGCGGCAAACTGAGCAGCTTCCCACACACTCCCTTCATTACATTCACCATCACCCATAAGTACAATGCACTTGGCTTTACTACCTTGCTGCTTCAGAGCATAGGCAGCACCACAAGCTATCCCTAAGCCGTGTCCCAAAGAACCAGAGGACATTTCAAGTTTAGGAAATAGATTCATGTCTGGATGAGGTGTCAATACCCCTTTGGCATAATGGTCTAATGCGTCTGGATTGATAACGTCAAATGCTGCCATAGTAGCATATAGAGCAGAACAAGCATGGCCTTTACTGAAGTATAGTCTATCCCTATCGGGTCGGGTATTTCGGTCTGGGTAGTTTTCTGTGCCAGGAGATGGATCTAGGTTGAAATGCTCATACAAAGCAACCAAGATATCCACACAACTCAACGCACTACCTAGATGCCCCTCTTTAGCATTGTGGGACATCTCCACACACTTGCGCCTTATCCATTTGGCTTTATCTTCCAACTCACTCATACCGCTCTATCCCTCTCAGATGTAATAGGCTGTTTTCCAAGCATAATAGGCCAATCTATACCCAATCCAGGATCATTATAGGGTATGGTGAATTGTGGGTACTGGTTGTAATAGGTAGTCTGCTTATAGTGAAACATGGCCTGGTCAGATAGCACCAGATGTCCATTCCCAAACTTAGGCGGTATCAAAACTTGCTGGTAATGCTCCCCTAATAGGTTGAATAGCTGCCATTGTCCATACTCACCTGATTCCATATCCCAATTGACTACTACAAGAGATATAGAGCCGAAGAGACAGGATACTAACTTCCAAGTTGCCCTATCCCCATGTATGCCTCTCAGGACATTACGCCTAGACATAGAGATGTCATCTTGAACAAAGAGTTGGGGTATACCTGCTATGGTGTAGGTATTGATGTTGTAGGTCTCTTTATAGATGCCTCTGTGGTCTCTGAAGGTCTCTGGGGTTACTAGTAGGACACCATCTAGTTTGGTTTGTTCAACCTTAACCATTATAAATCACCTTACTACCTTGAAACTCAAACTCAAAGGGTACATGCTGCATCTGTACATGGTTTATGATGCTTTGGTGGTCTTCAGGTTTAGCAAAGAGTAACATAAAACCACCACCACCAGATCCTAGTATCTTACCACCAATAGCTCCATACCCCTTAGCCCATGCGTAGTGTACATCTATCATATCAGTGCTGATACTAGGCGACATCTGTTTCTTAAGCTGCCAACCCTCATCTAGCAATTCACCAAAGGCACTTATATCTCCATCGCCAGTTAGAATATCTGCTCCTTCCTTAGCCATTGTAGCGAGTCTTCTGGTAATGTCAATGTTAAATGTTAAAGGGGTTGGTGTAGTTTCCGCTCTAGGTCCAGTATAGAAGAGCATTAGATGGTGATGTAGTTCACAGAGACGTAGAGCCGATATACTCCTTATAGCAACCTCACCTGATGGGTGCCATACTATCTGTTTCATACCACCCATAGCACATAGTATCTGATCTTGTGATCCTACTGGTTCATTAAGGATGTCCTGCTCTATCTTAGTAGCATCATCAGCTACTTCCAGTTTATGCGGCACCTGTCCCTTGGAAGCATATAGAGCATTTAACAACCCCACTACAAAAGCAGAACTAGATCCCAAGCCGCTTCTAGAAGGTAAGTCTGAAGCATGGAATATACCAGCGGGTGTGGTCATGTTCATATATTCTAAACAGGCTTTAACTGCTGGATGTTGTATCTCTTCTACTATCCTGTGTTCCTCTAGTTTGGAATAAAGTATACGGAAGTTAGATTGGTTGGGTTGGTAGGTTATGTAGCAGTACTTGTTTATGGTGGCACCTAGAACCATGCCCATGTGTTCGTTGTACCATTGGGGATAGTCTGAACCACCACCTAAAAAGGATATACGGAGGGGTGTTCTAGTTATTATCAACATCTACCTCAAGTGGTTGATCTAATCTACATTCGCTACAAAAATCCCAAGACCAACCAACAGGTGGATCAGTAACAGATAGGTCACTAGTTTCTTCTTCCTTCTTTCCACACCCATCACATGTCCACATATAGATAAACCAAACATCTAAACTCATAATGCTTCCTTTACCAGTTGCCAGATTAGATGCTCTATCGTTATATGGGCCTCTTGGATGTGTTGGGTATTGGTAGATGGGACTTTGATAGATACAGTGGGCTGAAATGTAACAGAAGCTATTCCACCCATGCCAGTAAGAGCTATGGTGTGCAACCTCCCAGAGTTACCAATTAGTGCTTTTATAATATTCTGAGAACGCCCACTTGTGCTAATACCCATCACTACATCTCCAGCTTCCCCTAGAGCGAATATCTGCGTCATGAACACATCGTTAAAACTATGGTCATTACTATAAGCTGTCAAGAAACTAGTATCAGTAGTCAACGCTATAGCCGGTAACCCCATAGGTACAAACTCAGCAGCTAGATGTTGGCAGTCAGCAGCACTACCACCATTACCACAGAGGAGGAGTTTGTTACCGTTCTTGAAGGCAGTAGTTATCAAGTCGGCGGCTTCTATTATATCTTGGATACAGTGGAAATAGACATCCCACATGACTTGAATGTGTTGTTGAATGTGTTGTCTTGCTTGGGTATTTTGTTCATACATTGCTATACCTTCCTCTGCCCATCATCTTAAACCCTTTAATCAATTCCTCAATCCCCTCATCCAACCCTCTCTTAGCCTCAAACCCTGCTTCCCTTAAACGCTGATTGGACACTACATAGTTGCGTTTATCTAGATCGGTGCCATAATCAGATTGAAATACCTCTACGTCTAAATGGTGACTTATCTGTTCTGCCAACTGTAGCTTTGAGAGATTGGCTGAATCCAGACCTACATTGTAAACCCTACCTACCATCTTATCAGCATTGTCAATACAGTGAATAAAGCAATCCGCTACATCTCTAATATGTACATAGTTACGTTTGAAATGAGGTTCATAAAGGGCAATGTACCCGTCTGTAAAGGCTTTGTAGGTGAAGTCATTAACTAGTAGGTCTAGGCGCATTCTAGGGGAGCAGCCAAAGACGGTAGCTAGACGGAGAGAGATGGTATTAGGACGGTCTAAGATTTTCCATTCTGCCTCTTCCTTGGTAAGTCCGTAGATAGATATAGACCGTAGCGGTGTATCCTCTGTACAGAGGATATTATCAGACTGTGTACCGTAGCCGCTGTTGGTTGTGGGATAGATTATCAATTGCCTGGTTGCAGTAGTAGCAAACAGGATCTCCAGTATTGCCTTATAGTTAGTAGAGTTTGCTGCACTAGGATCTTGGTCACAAGCAGGTGCTCCTACTATAGCTGCTAGTGGAATGATAATCTCAGCAGTTTGAACAAGTGGATTAAGTACACCCCGATCCCTAACATCCCCTTTAACAAACTCAAATTCCTCTCTATGTGCTAAATGAAACAGACTCCCACTACCATACATGAGATTGTCCAATACCGTTACATGATGACCGGCATCTAGTAGATGTTCACATAAGATTGAACCGATGTACCCCGCCCCTCCAGTTACCAATACTCGCATAAAACAAACTCCCCATACACTATAGAATTAGTGTATCACCGTCTATAACAAGGGTCAACTCACAATAAAATGCCCTACCTACTAAGTGGGGTGACCTAGTAAGTAGGGTGCTGTGGGAAACTAAGTTAAATTAGATATGTTTTAGTTTACCAATACGCCAAAGGTATTGTTTAGCCACATCAGCAGTTTGTTAAAGGCTTCTAGAAATATCAACCGCTGATCCTGTTGAGATAGTTCCTGTGCTTGCTGTTGGTTCTCCAGCTTCAGTGCCAACACATCAGCCTTGAGTTGGTCTATAGCCGTCTGGGTATCATTAATATCAGCAGCCTCACAGCCCACCACGTCAACTGGACGGCCAGCGGGTGTACCAGGGCACAGGTCTAAGTTGTCAGGTACACCATCACCATCAGTGTCTACTGAGGGAGGAGGAGTTGGAGTAGGTGTGGATGCAGGTTGGCACCCAAACTGATTTACTACTGTACCAGCAGGGGTACTAGGGCAGAGATCATCTACGTCTAGGACACCATCACCATCGCTATCCAATATACCTGGATCGGGAGGAGGAGTAGGATCATCCGGTACGGACGCAACCGGCTTGATTCGCAGATAGTCCATGATGGCGTGAGTCTGGGAATCACTCCCACCACAAGACTCTATAGTGATGTTACTGGGTACCGCGAATACGGTTTCAAAGGTCTCAATAATCTTTACACCATTCGCTGTTACTGCCTGATAGTCTTCATGGAAATCTACTACATAGCCAGTAGGCAAACCGGACACTACTTCCGTAGTCACCCCCATGAATGTAACATCGGTATTGCCGTTGGGGTTTTGGCTTAACCTCAAGCTCTGCTGCTGACCGAAATTTACGGTGGTATGGGTGTTTGCATAGACCCCTATACCCACGAGAGTCGCTAGAGTGCCATACTCGAACTGAGCGGGTGCTCCCGTCACCGAGAGAATATCGTCCCATTCAAAGACCGTGAATACAGGTACAAAACTAACACATGAGGCTGTGAATTTAATTTCTCCCCTGCTTATATTAGTTTTGGTGCCATCAGTGGTCATCTTGAACTTGTAGTTACGATCTTCAGTTACATATCCGTCTAGATTGCGGCTACCATTGAAACCTGCGTTTAACGGTGTGGTTGAGAAATTAGCACTAGCTACTAACACCACACCCAAGGTCAAGAGCATTCCAAGTATCAATCCACTAAAGAGTTTAATTTGCGTTCGCATTTTAGATCCTTTTAATATCCTTCTTCTACTTTTGTAAATCTAACACACTACTTTCAATTTTTGAATTCCTGTTCCAGTAACATCTCCTTCTTTCTTTGATATTGTTAGTTTACAAATAGCCAATACTAACTTCAACCCAGTTATATCACAGCTATCTAACGGTGTACCTCTACCTGAATGGTGTGCTGTCCAGGGGGTATATCCTGGGGTGCGGTTATCTCAGCAGTTAGTGTTACTTCTGACAGGGCTGGTACATCAACGAATTCTGTTAGATTCAGGGTTAAGGTTCCAGGGATTATCCGGTTGGATAGATTGACGTTTAGTAGATCCCCTCGACCAGTATTCCTAATAATAAAAACCTGTTGTACGGTCTCATTGGGATCTACATCTAGGGTTACTTGGGAAGGTATGACTTCTAAGACTTCATCAATATTTACAACCATTTCTATTGTAGTTACTTTGTACGCTGCTAGTATACCTAGAGGCAAAAGAAGTAAGACTAACAATAGAGCCTGTCGTTTGAGCCATTTACCTCTACTGGATTTGTTCCCTTGGTTTAGGTTTTTTTGTCGCATTTAGTACCTCTCCTTTTGATTTGTTTTTATAGAAAAAGCCCCCGACACACTCTCAATCGGGGACTCTCTCTCTCTCTCTCGAAGGTGGATATATGGCTGTTCCTACAATTTAGTATCTATTAAGAATACGCTAATGTCAAGCTACCTCTTCCTCAAACCCATAGGGAATATATCCTTCCAACACTCAGGATGGTAGAAATTACCTTCCACATCCTCTACTGCCACATCAATGTTGTAGATGGATACTTTACAGTGGGTACATTTAGGTATAGGTTGCATATTCATTATGGGTTAAACCCCGGAAGACCTCTCACCCAATTATTGCTGCCAGGTTCAGTTTCTACCTCCAACCTACATCTACAATTCCCCCTACACGTCACCTGACCTGCTGGCACCGTTTCAAGTTCAGCCCATGAGTCATAAACACCAGATTGTCCAGGACACCCAAACCTACCAGGTGAATCGTCACAATGGGCAGCGGCATCATTCAACACCCATCTAACTCGCTGTGTTTGGCCTGTTTGCTGTTCCTGTTCTTGACCAGCGGCTAAAAGGGCAGTGAAGATACCCGACCATGCCAAACCAGCAGATGAAGCAACACTAGCGCGGTTAGTGTCAAATATGTCCTTAAGGGTTGAGCGGTCAAAGGCTACTGTTCCAGCAGCATCGGCTAGTTTAGTAGATAGACGGGTCTGGATATTGTCTATGAGGGAGGTACGTATCGAGGTAGCTGCAGTTAGGGTTAGGGCAGCTATAGCGGTCTGTACACGGGCTGAGTTGCGGAGAGACTGAGATATGGCAATCCCTACAGCAGCGGTTATACCTAGAGCTTGAGCATTGATTAGATTGGTTTCAAGATCTGATACTCTACCCGCTATTATGCGGCTGAACTGTTCAGGTGCTATGCCTTGTTCTTGTGCGGATAGGATCTGAGTGCGGGTGTCGATTGCCCAACGATCATATATGTTTAGCAGTTGGGATTGTAGACGGTTGGTGGTGTTTTCATAGTCTCCACCACCAGAGCGTAGGTTGGGGTCTTCTTCTGCAAAACTAGACATAGTAGACGGTCTGGATCTAGTTGGATCAATTCCCAAGCGCTGCCCTACAATCCGTATACTATCTCGAAATATAGCGTCGATTTCTGGGGGGGCTGGTTTAAACGATTCGCGAGGAAGTTTATTACTTGCTGCCATAGCTACATCAGTGAATACGTTAGACTGCCGCAACCGAACACGAACAATACCCCGCTCGTCTAATTCAGATCCTAGAACCTCATACCTACCCATCCCCACTCGTTCCTTTTGATTATTAAGCCAAGCCTCGTCTGTTATGGCTTGTGCATTAAATACTCTACTCCCTGGTTCAACTTCAAACATGACGGAAGATGAATTAGTGTCTAGTCTACCGACTTCTGCAAAGTTTTCAGATATAGTTGCATCTGTACTGAAGCTAGAGGGGCCTATGTCATAATTTGAACCAGGGTCAAATTGTTCTAGTACCTGATCTGATGTTTGTCCTCGTAGAGCAATCCCCCTAAATAAAGTTTCATCTGTTGGAGGTGATGAGGCTATAGCTTCTGCTAGAATGGCTCCATCTGTACCTTCCGTACCCTCTGTCAACCATGCTGAAGCCTCCCCTCTGAATACATCCATATCTTTCGGGGGTTCTCCTAATGGCCCGTCAGTCCACACATCTGTAACCCTTAATAACTCTTGCCCGTCTGGATTTCCTGACAATAGTGCTCTATTACTTACTGCTAAAGCTGGGGGGACATCTCCAGCCCTACCTATAAATCCAGTCATAGGCGCAAACTTACCACCTGCATGTACCCCTTGGTCTGGATGTCCAGGGTGGAAATCTGCTGCCGAATCATCCCGACTAAAAGGGCTACCACCAGAAGGCGCGCCCCCATCGCCATCTACACTCCTAACTTCTTCCCCTACACCCTCCGGCAAATCAGGCAAGTCCAACAAGCCTCTAAAGTGCTCCTCATCCTGTCTCGTGGGTGTCATGGCTTTGGCGGTAATGGCGGTATTGTAGGCTGCTAATACAGAGTCAACATCAACCTTACCAGGATCAGCCCATGTTATCTCAGGGAAGCCGGTCATACCAGGGAAGGAGAATTCATTGAATCTAAATAGGAAGGGTACTAATTGCCCATTCCACGCCTCCAACATCTGTTGTTGGATTGCTACCAGACCCAAGGTAAAGAAGTCCTGTGACCCTTTGACCAATGCTTGTGTGCCTACCTGAGACATACCCAACTTGATGAACTGCGCGAATCCTAGTTGAAGGATTTCCTTTTGCTTGCGGTCTATTACCAGGTTTAATGGGGCTGTGTTGATAGACCCACTATAAGCACTAATCTTCAGACCATTTGGGAAGATGAGATACATTTCCTCATCTAATCTCAAATCCCTCAAAGCATCCTGTAGATTACCTAGATCATCATCACTCAATGGTTCAGGTGGTAATTCTGCCATCGGCATACCACCAATGTTGCGCTCTAATCCTATGCCTTCAAGATTCTCTATGTTCTTAAGAAATCGCCACGTCCTGAACAGAACCCTAAACATACCCCTACCTTGGGGGTTGCCCTTTCTGCCGCCAAAAGTCATGTGTACGGCTTTCTGAATCGGTATGGATACAATCTTACCGGTATCAGGGTCTTTCTGGATAAAGGCTGTGGTATGGTCGAACTCATCGAACTCCCACTTGTGTAGGGTCTCCTGTCCTCTAGGGTCGATGTTCCTAAGCCATAATCTACCGTCCTTACGCTTCTGAAGGACAATCTCACCCAAGGCCCATCCAAACCCAGGAGAGTCTAGCATATCCTGTACATGGCTTCTCCAGGTTTGATGCTGCATATTGTTCATGGCATCCCATAGCCAGTCACGAGCAGCCATATCTACCATAGAGTCTGAGGCAGCTTCAACATTGAACTCAGCAGCTAATAGGGGGAGTTTAATAGAAGACATGAGGGTTGAGATGGTTATGTCATCGCGCATCTCAATATAGAAGTCAACGGCATCTTGCCAAGAGAGTAGGAGTTTATCGTATTCCTCTTGGACCCTGCCGCCTAGATTCTTGAGACCACGAACACCTATTACTTGGGATACGTCTGCTTCACCAGGTCTAGTGGTTATATGGCGTGGGTTATGAGCGTATTTGCGGATATGGCGTGTTTTAGGAGTTGTCAATTGGCACACTCTCTACCGGTTGTTCTACCTGTTGCGCCTTAGTCCTTCTCTCATGTTCATAGGCATCATTAACAATAGACAATGCCAAATCAGCCTCACCCATACCTGTGTCTATTTGTGGGTTGACGTTGGAGGCTAAGAGTTTGTCATGGGTAAAGAGATAATCAACCATGAACTGATTGACATGAGGGGATACTGTGGTTTGTTCAAATAGCTGATCTGGGGTTGTGGTGATGTTTTCTGAATAAGTGAAGTATTTATCCGACATAGCAAATACCCTCCAAGCGGATAAGGTGCCTAGAGGGTATTATAGCATATTAGTGGGAGGGGGTGTCAAATGTTTTTAATGAACCTGATTCCTCCACCCTTTCGGCATACGCTTCTTCTCATAAGGGAATTGGCTACAGGAACTAGCAAATGTACCAGGACTGCCCATTGGTATCATCGGGTCTAACAGCACCCATTTAGAATCTCCGGTCTCATACAGAGCAAATTCCTGTCCCCTATGGTTAGTCCATTGTCCTATACGCTGTTTGACCATATAACGTCTGTCCATATATCGCTTGCCCATATTCTCCCAAACAAAACTTGAGGGAGGCTTGCTAGACCTCCCTCTTGTTTAGTATTCCTCTACTATGCTGCCGTTGACCTTGTTTTCTACTATCCTTGCTTCGCTAATCTTGTCTCCGTTTACCTCTTCAAACTTACCTACCCACTCTGCTAAGGGCTTCCGGGTCTTGTTGGTGAAGGTAGCTGCTACATCGAAGGGCTTGTAGGTGGGGTTATCAGCATACTTGACTTCAACCCGATATGCAGGGGTGTTATTCATTTTTTAATATCTCCTTGTCTTAACCTGATATACTTAGTATACCCCCTACATCTACCAGCAACATCACACAGGAGCATCAGTTAATCACAACCACCTAACATCTACCAGACCCTACGTAACACTAACATCTCATATAGAGCTACCACAATTCGCTTTAGTATCTTCACTTATCTCCTTGTCTAATCTTAACCCCACATTCTTCCAAGATCATCTTACCAGTAAAGCCTTCCTGCTTGTACTCTTCCAATTCCCTAACCACCACTTCTACAATCCCTGAGTTGACGATACTATAACTACAATCCAAGCAAGGCATACAAGTATTAAGATATAGAGTACACCCAGCAGTTGCATGTCCCATTTTGGCGGCTGAGTCAATAGCGTTCCTTTCTGCGTGGGCACAGGGGCATAGAGACAGACGTTCCCCTGATGGTACATTCAAGACTCTCCGTGGACATCCATCAAAATCTCTAGGAAATACCAAGCAGCCAGCACGATGCAAATTGGAAGCAGGTACATTGAACTCAACACTACCTGGATGTGGAAACCCAGAAGGTGGCCCATTATACCCAGTAGATACTATATGCTTATCTCTAACCAGTACAACTCCTATTTGACGCGATGGGCATTTGACGTTGGTAGAGATGGTGTCACAAATGGACATGAAGTAGGAATCCCAGTTATCCATTGTCTTCCTTCAGCATCGCCGCGTAGACGGCATGGCGTAGGGTGTAGCCGATAGCGAGTTCTTCTAGGCGATATTCGTCATCCATGATTATCTTGGCAATGCTCCAATAAGGATGATTGGAGTACCGAAAATAGATTTCGACAATACCATCTACGAAGTATCTACCTAGCCACTCCAGCCCCCAATACGTACCCTCTGGCTCAGTGGGGAGGGTGTAGCCGTAGCCTTGGCAAGCCTGGCACCATCCATCGGTTCCAGCATGACTGCCATACTTCAAGCAGGTCGGGCAGCAAGTAGATGTATAACCTTCAAGGCACGGACACTTCTTCTGCGCCCAAGGCCAGCGGCGGCCAGTTCCTTCGCAGTCGGGGCAGGGATGGCTCATGCTAAAGCCCCAATGTTGTGAAGGCCCTTCGCAAGTCGGGCAGAGCGCCTCTGCAACACGGCGGGCGTTATCCACAGTAACTACCTCCACTTGCTAGTTTGTCTCTTACCCATTATCTTACCCTCACCCTCTAATTGCAACCCCTCTCTATCTGCCTCTTTAACCCCACCATCACGGCCTTTACCCGTCCATCTGCTACCCTTCTTCTCCCCAATGATCCTACTACTGCCACCTACCAATATACCAGCCTTGAAATAAGCCAACGCCATAGAGGTAGTGTCTACCTGGTCATCATAGTCATACTCTTTCTCTATAGGGCTGAACTGGGCATGTTCCTCTATGAAGTCACCAAGCCAAGGAGCATATTCAGGTAGGTGGACTAATCCCGCTTTAACTAAACCCACTACACTGGAGGCTCTTGACCACTTATCTACACGTCCGGGATTAACTCCCATAGCCGGTATCATCCTATGGCGTAATTCTTGTATCAATGATTGTCCACTGGATTTATCTTCTATACGCACCGTTTCAGGATTCCATGCTTGATACAACCCTCCACGATATACACCCTTTGCAACTTCCTCCCCAGCAGCCGTTTCTACCAACTCAGGCCATTCCATCTTCTTTCTATACACATCCATTAAGTACAGCTTACCTCCACACTTGCCCCAGGTCTCACACACGCTATAGTCGTTGGATTCCTGGGCCTTATGTGCTGTGTCCCAGAACTGTACTACTTGCTCCATCTCTTTTGGTAGATCCTGATAGTATTGCCAATATTCACGTTTAAAGAGATTCCCACCTTCTGCATCAGCCAACTCACCAAGGTGTAGACGCCTATACTCAAATCCAGCCATCGCACCTCTAGCCTCATCCATAGCTTCTTGGGAATACTTAGGATTGGCGGTAGAGGGGAATTGAATCATCTCCACATTGTCGTTAGGAACCCATGCGCCGTCATCGGTTTTATACATGAGCTTCTGTTTTATCCACCTTACATGGCGGGGTGTACCGGCAAGAGTTACATAGCCACGTTTAAGCCTAGTACGCTCATAGGCTCTATCAAAGGCCCCTACAGGGCATTCATCGAACTCATCAATGGTAGCGGATATGACATGGGAGCCTTCCCAGTTAAGGAGGTTTTCAGCGGATGCAAAGAGCACTTGGCCTGATCTACACTCTATCCACCTAGCCATTACATGCAGAACTGGCACCTCCCCCATAGCTGTTAAGAACTGCATCAGGGTATAGCGATCTGCATCTACTGGGTTGATGATAACACGGTCGAGCAGCATGTAAGTGGGGAAACCTACAAAGTGGGATTCATTAGGAAAGGCTCTCATAAAGGCATACAAACGCCAGTACCATGCGGATGTCTTACCACCACCTTGACCAGCAACAGCAGCGGTTATACGCTTTCTAGACGTTAGTAGACGGGTTTGACCTTGGTGGAATTGACCAGGGTGGAGGAAGCCTTGGGGGAGGTTGGAGGGGTCTATAGGTTGATTGAAGGATAGTGAGTTGGGGTTAAGCAATCTTCTTAGGAATCTTGGCTATCCAGCCGCACAGGTGTTCCCATCCTCCTCTACCGTAGAATGCTTGTGGTTTATATTGCCATTCTGTGATAGGAACAGATTCTTTACATCTGCTACACATCATGGTTCTAGTTTCACTCACTGTTGTTTTCATCCTTACCCTCTTCCAATTCAGGCAACTCCCCACCGTCTAACTCAACCACCTCACCTACATCTCTAAACATACCCTCTGCCCATTTATCAAACGGTACACTGCTACCATCTGGATTGGTTATGTTAAGGTTGATAGTGTTGTTGGTAGTTGGACCAGTTAGTGGTGTTGCTTCCTTCACTTCATACCCCAACCACTTACCCCTTAACTGCTTCAACCTCAGACGCTTATCCCACCAGCTACCAGCATTGTCATACATAACCTTGAGGATCTTAGGTGCAGCACTACCCAACTCACCCATACCATCTGTGTCCTGGAGTAAAGCACCAACTTCCAATAGCCTCTTCTGTAGTTGGTCTAGACACTCCCTTTCCATCGTATCCAGATCGTCTAGGTCGATAGCTTTGATGTCTGTGTGTTCAACTGCTAATGATGCGGCTATTGCCTGTTTGTCCTTCATTACGGTTGCAGTAGCTACATTGAGTTGATCAGCTATCTGTCTAATGGTGAGGTGTTGTTGTAGTCTGAGGTGTACTAGTTTGCGCCTTTCTTTAATAGCCAAGGCTTGAGATGAAGACTTCTTGAGTCGAGTTATGTCAGACTTCTTGCTCATATGTTTTTGTGTGATTTTGTGCTAATGTGATGTTGCTTTTGGGTGCAAGGTTTAGTTTAACATATGTGGGGTTAGGGGGTCAAATCACACCAATGAACCTTCCATAATCTCCATCGGCTTCTCTATACCGTTTCAGTAGCCTTTGTGCAGACCTAACACTAATATTTGCTAATTCTGATAGCTGTTCTGGGAACTCTGACAGTTGTACATACGGATAAAAGCTAGCCATTATGCTATATCCCTTAATAGCTCCTTTGGATGGTTCTGAGTCGTATATACATTGGGGTAATGGACACTTAAGGCATTTGGTATATACCGGACATCCAGTATCCTTATAGATGCCATCCAATTCCCAAGTACCAAAGTCTTGGTTAAGTAATATATTGGTTGTAGTAGACTTACGCTTTTTACTATCCCCCACACGTTTCATCCGCACGGTTACCCTTCTATCTCCTTCATCAAGGCTTGATTATCCATTTCATAAACATAGTTTATTAGTTTGCGTACTATACCGGGTGGTAGTAGCTCATTAGGCACATCGGTACAGGCTGCTTTTGTTATGGCTTGACGCTTCAATTTGGCTACTCTAGTATTTGACTCGGCATTGTATTTATACCATCTAGCCTTACGCTTCTCTTCTACCTTTACAGGGTCATGTTGGGTACAGAAACGATTGCCACCTACCTCAACCTTCCATTTACGATAGCACTGGTGATAGTGAGGCCAATTTAGAGAATAATCCCCCACCTCTTGATGGCAACGCTCCGGGGCTAATTGACCTTTATGTATCCAGGGTTCCATCAGTTACCCTCATCTCTACGCCTCTTCTGTATAAACAGATCTACCAACATGTCAAATACTTTTTCAATGTCATGGTCTAGTGGATCGCCCCGAAAGCGTTGCACTGCTGTTCTGCCTAGCCAGTCCGTGTAATCCCAGAAATCACTATTAGACATGGGCCGCGATTTGGGTAGAGGTTTGTCATAGGATTGGTCTAGTATGATTTCTTCTTGGTTAGACTTACAACAGATACAGCTAGCTATACACTTTTTATCCGCAGTACGGCTGTGGATGGTGCTGGTATGTATCGGCTTAGGTTTCCATACACGAGACCATGCCATCTTAGCAAGTGTACACCTCTGACAAGCACAGGTTGGTATGTGGATCTTGGTTCCAGCGTATCTAGTCTCACCCATCTTAATCTAGCTCCTTACCAACACATAATCACTACCACACCTCAAGCATTTAAGCTCTAGGTCTAATGGTATGATACGGTATTTGATCTTACCACAGTCTCCACATTGGGTTAGTCTAAGCATTTATATTTGTGTCCTTTGGTTGCCTGATATAGTTAGTATAGTAGGCTGTGGATTTAAAGTTCAACTCACAAACCACTAACCACTAACAGCGGGATATAGGTTCGGGTATTGATATCTGATGGGCTTGTTGTGTTTAAGAGCGTATTCAATCTCACTACGGGTACTGTCGCCTATGTATCCATCTACGTTAAGTACTAAGACTTCATCAGCTAGGTCGATCTTCCTCTTGTGTAGATAGTCTAAACATTCCTTGGTATATTCTCTGCCTTCGGGTGAATGGGAGTCATAGGTTGGGTTACCATCTCGATAGGGTATACCTACGCTCAAAACGATGTTACCCTTGAGTATCTCCTGTTCTGCTGCATCTTGGAACTCTTGCCAGTATTGGGTTGAACCACAGATACAGACTATATTGGGGAAGTCTACAGGTACGGATATATCCATTGAGGGGTATTCATCTAGGGGATGTCTATAGTGTCCAAATTCCATTGATATTACTCCTTGGATATGATTTCAACGGGTTCTAGGATTTGATGCGCCCCATTGGTACCTTCTTCCCACTGACACAATATAATATTTTCACTAGCTAACCACCATTCACCATATACCGCTTTTCTAACTTCGCCTGTCTCCCTAAACCTCACACCACCAAAGTCATGGTACTTTTCTACTGGATGCACTATTGCACGTATGGCAGTAGACTCTCGCCAGTTCCTATAATGTACAACCTGCTCAATACCAACTGCATCAGATAGAAAATACTCATTTGGCTGTACTGGTCTATATTCACCCCTAAATTCATATTCGTGACCATTGTATGTGAATTTAAGCATCATTATTCTCCTTAGTCTCCTGTACCCTAATCTGTGTATATCCAGTCCTACTAGTAGCGTAGTCAATCACATCAGGCCCAACACCACGCTCTAGTAGCTTCTCACGCTTGATGGTGCTGTTCGAACCTGGTGATAGGGTTAAGGTGTACTTTGGATATTGGTTGGGTGCAAACCCTTCAGAGGTATCCACCACCATCTTACCGCCTTCTATGTCGGTGATAAAGGGTTCAAGTTCTGTTACTAACTCTTTCTCCTTTAGTTTGAGGTTGGCTATGGCGTCTCTGGTAGCACGTAGACGGGCGGCTAGGTTGTGTATGTTGGCATCTATTAGATGAGGGATGTGGTCTGGTTCCTTTTTAGTTCTTGGCATAGCGTATCTCCTTATATCCTCCAGAAACCTGATAGACCCATCTTACCAACACACCAACTAGACTTCAAGACCGCCATCTATCAACCAAATCACAACCCTTCTATATCTGTAGCACTGCCCCAACTATATCCAGCTTTACATTCCGCTAGAACTGGTACTGATAATTGAGTAGTAGTCTCCATTCTCTCTTTGACAAACCTAGCCACATACACCACATCATCAACAGGGCACTCTAGAACCAATTCATCATGCACCTGCATCAAGAACTTGAAGGGTATTTGGTACCGTTCCTGATACATCCTATTAGTAGCCAGTTTAAGTATCCCCTGTGCTCCCATCTGGATAGGCCCATTACCAGCCTGTCTATGTCCCTCAGCCCTTACAAACTCAAAAGGCGACTTCAGTTCGGGTATGATCCTACGCCTACCAAACATATCCCTTACACAACCATTTCTGATAGCATAAGCTACTGTTTCATGCGTGTAGTCTTTAATCTCAGGGTATAAGGTGAAATAGTCATGGATCAGCTTTTCACAGTCCTGTAGCGTCCATCCTTCTACTTCATTCTCCACCATTAAGTTATAGAGTCCTTGGGCAGATATACCGTATACTACTCCAAAGTTGACGTTCTTGATAGGCTTGCGGTACTTATCTAATTTGGCATCTTCCCTACTTACACCAAAGACACTACAAGCAGTATCAGTATGTATATCGCCACCAGTGTTAAACAACTCAATAAGGTTATGGCAATTAGATACATGAGCCAATACACGCATCTCAATTTGGCTGAGATCCACGAATACCAACTGACAATTTGGTCTAGCAATAAAAGCATTTCTCACTTGTTTGCCTAGTTCTGTACGTACTGGAAGGGTCTGAAGGGGTGGATCGGTTACCTTGAGTCTACCTGTATCTGTACCAGTGAGCCTAATATTACAATGGATAATAGAATTACCACTGCTATCAGTGGCGGTATACCGTGGAAGTTTTTCAGCATAACTATCTCTTATCTTGGCTATCTTGCGGTATTCTAGAATGTGCTTAATTACAGGGTGCGATATCTTACTTAGTTCTTTATCGTTGGTTGAGGCTACCCTTGACTCTTTGGTTAGCTTGGTAGGTTTGAATCCTAGCTTGGTATAGACCAACTCCCTTACCTGGACATCACTATTGGGATTGAGACCATAACCAGCTATTGAAGCTACCTTAGCGGCTTCTATCTGCATAAGGTCTAGGCATTGGGTTGAGAGTTGGTTTAGGGCTTCTAGATCTACTCTCATGCCGGTTTGCATCATCTCTAGGACTATGGGGAGCATTCATTACCCCAACAATCCCACCCATCTACCTGATCCCTAGCAAAGAGTTCTATACGAGGTAAATCTCCACAGAATTCTACTATCTTATTTCTCACTATAGCCGGTTTTTTACTGTGTTCTTCACGTGGCTCAATTAACACACTACTAATACTATTACTAACCTTGATTGGTTTCCCCTTAACTCCTATCAGACAGATTTCACAGTTGGATTTAGTATAATACCCTATACCAAAAAACGGCTGTCCATTCTTTTTATTAGTCTTGACCCAACTGAATCCAAGTGTTTTATATGTAAACCCCCATGCCATAATAACATCGAGAGCTTCTTGTAGATTGGGGAATGTGGCCCACAAGAATAGCATACAATTCTCTTCAGATATAATGGACACTGGAACCAGTTTTATATCATCTAGAGACATCGTACTATAGTGAACAGATGCACCACCACACAGTCTAGGGTGAGTATCCCTTTTATCTTTGTAAGACCAAGGTGGGTCAGCATAAATGATGCTATATTTTCTGGATGGCCAACTTCTATACATGTCCAACATGTCCCATCTCCATATTAAATACGTCCATCAGCCCAGCCTCTTCTAACATCGACAGCAACACCTCACCTATCCTAATGGTAGCATCAGGGTCTCTAGTTGAATAGTACACTGCTTGGTCATAAGGCGCGTCCCTTAAATCTACGTCCGGCATAGGGCCAAATATCTTCTCTACCAATGCCCTCTCTCTCTGGTCAATATCATACCAAGCAGTATAAGGATCAAAGTCTGAATCAGTAAAGCTCTTCCTTATCCTGTCCAATATCTTGCCATTGATATTATGTGGGTTCTTTTGCTTATGTACAAGCTGTCCTACTTTATTGTCCCACTCTATATCCACTATCTCAGGAGGATCAGGCCATCCCCATACTACACGTTTGAACTTCTTGGGCTTCTTAGCTTTGGGGTTCTGAGGTACTGTTACATCAGCCATGTAAGAAGCTAACCGGTAGAGGTAGGATAGGGCCTTCTTGCGTCGGTAGGGTAGGACATACTCTTCATAGGAATACATGATCATACCACAGAACCGATATGCTAGTTCCTTCAACCCCATTGGTAGTTGTAAGAGGTAAGCCGCTACCATCGTGTCAATTGGATTGGGTATGGTTAAGAACTGAGCATCGTAGAGGTAGTTATGTACTAGGACTTGGGACGTTTCTGGTATCTGGAATATCCCATCGAGAGATAATATGCTATCTCCTTGTCCCCAGATGGATGATGGGATGAAGTATCCTGTACCTGCTCTATCAGACACCTGCACACTCCAGATTTGGGCTTGCCCATCCGCCTGAACAGTCTCAGTATCCAATGCGAACTTTGGCTGGGAGAGCAAATCCACCGCTTCTCTAACATCTGTTACCTCCTTGTAATCTACATTGGGATGTTGGTCTTCTGGTATCAGTTGGTCTAATGATACCCCATTAATAAGCCTCTCAAGAACACCAAAGTCCTCTTGTATAAAACGCATATTGCGTGTCTGGTGTAGACCACTTGCTGGATGATAGACTGGTAGTACAATCCTACCATCAACCATACGAGGTATGCCATGTGACTTCTCCATTGTTAGATTTGGGTCTTTGGTTAGATATCGTGCAGCGAACAGACCCAAGGCTACTATAATCTTAGGCTGTACTGTTTTAATTTCAAGGTCTAGCCACAGATTGGCACAGGTGTCTACTTCAGATGGTAGAGGGTCACGGTTGTTGGAGGGTCGGCATTTAACCGTGTTGGATATCCAGACCTGTTCGCGGGGTAGTCTGATGGATCCAAGTAGGTAGTCTAGGTATTGTCCTGCTCTACCCTTGAATGGTATGCCTGTCTTGTCTTCACCTGCACCAGGAGCCTCTCCAACAAGCATGATTTGAGCATCCAGGGGGCCTATAGCCGGTACTGGTGCTGTACAATCTTTATGAAGAGGACAGGCTGTACATGCTCGATTGGCGTTGTAGATGGGTGTTACTGGGATTGACGACATTCCTAACCCTTATTCTCAGCAATCCAACTCTTAACCGCTGCTTCCATGTCAAACGACTCTCCCTCCTCCTCCCAGTCCCAGTTATGTAATGCATCATCTATATCAACAGGCATTCCACAATCTTCCACCAAGGCAAAGGCATAAGCAAATCCAGTAAGCCAACCTTCTAGCACATTAATATCATCATCATAGACGTGGTAAAGTCCCACCATTTGATCTGGATGGTATAGCATCATGTACTTCATCATGGAAAATACTTGACCACCAGTTGGACGGCTACCCATTTGGTAGAGTTTTTTATCTGGCATTACCTCTCATCCTCTTCCAACGCCACCTGAATATTGTCAACTGTCTTTTTACCTATCCCTTCAATACCCAACAACGCTTCCCTATCACCTCCCGACAACACCTCACACAACCTCTTAGCACTACCTAACTCAGCTTCTATATCCTTACTCCTATCCCACCCTATACCTGGCAATTCCTTAACCATCCTACGTATCAAACTGGGCTTCTGTAGAAACGATGCTACAGGTTCAGGTGTAGTAGCAAACTGTTTAAGGCTGTTGTGATCTTCTGGTGGAGTTTGAAACATACCATAGATGTCCATTATGGTCAAGGCTGTTTCTCTAACTGAAGCGGTATGGTAGATGTGGACACCTAGATAATACCTGAGTTGGTTAAGGTAACCACTTATGCGACTGTAAGGGATGGTCTTACTCTTCTTGTCCTTTGGGTTGATGTGGTAGTCTTGCCAGTCCTTACCGTTTCTAGTCTGAAGGAGGCCACTAGTTGGATCACGTCTATAGATGGCTTCAATGATGAGGAATAAGAACTTGAAACCTGCTTGATGTGCTTCCTGTACTTGTCTTAGTAGGCGTCCTGAATCAGTAGCACATGTTACTAGATCCCCTAGCTTCTTACGCTCCCCCCATACCCAGACCTGCTCATCATCTGTCCAGTTGGCTAGGAAATTAACATCACCACACTTGAGTTCGTAGGGTTCACATAGCTTTCCTAGTTGCTTGGCTAGATCTTTGTCGTTGGGTTCGTTGGTGACATAGATTGGTGAGAGGGTCATTTTCCACGAGTCTCTATTATGGTTCTATCGGTAGTATTATGTTGATCATAGACGCTCTTAGCTATTGAGTCAGCAGCTACAGCACCTATTATACTCACTACCACTAATGCAACAGATACCACCACAGAAATAAAAACCAATGCGTCGTGCTTATTCATTTTTATACCTCCCAATTATGAGCCAACCAAATAAGCTGACTGAAATCAAACCTATCCACACCGTCTTCATTCACACTACTAAGGGTAAGATTGGTTAGGTTCTTGGCATTCAATCTAGTATCTTTCACAGTCAAACTATACACTGGCTTACCATCACTACCCAACGTCCTGTATGCTCTGAGGTTCATCTGTACAAGGAAACACGTATCCTTATACCCTTTGACCTCCATATTAGTAGTACCATACTCCCTACCCATCTTAGACAATAGTACCGCTGACATCTTGGTATCGTATATGTCGCGTATCAGTTTCTTCAACTCAGCATAAACCGGCCCGTAGTGGTGGGCTTGTACTTGTTCCAACTTACCGAACCTAGCTAACCTAGCCAGTTCGTATATCTCTGTCCATGTATCACACACCACCGTACCATAACCAGCAGTTAGACCCAATGCCCAATCATCCTTAAAGGTGTTCCACATATCTTGGTATACGCTTTGAGGTTCTCCCTGTTGATAGAGTATTTCCTTGACTAGTATCTCTTTGGTGGATTGGAACTTCTCCACTACACCTTCTGTACCTACATCAATTGAATGGTAGATGATGGGTGCAGGTCCAGTTAGAGCAAAGTGAGATTTACCTGATTTCTCTTCTGCAGCCATGTCTACTATGGCACGTTGGGGAGGTTGGGGTAGGGTGTCTTGGAATCCTGCTGCTTTGAGTTGGTCTATTATCTGCTGGTTAACCATTAGTTCTCGTCCCCCATTGTATTCAACCATTCCTCTACACTAGAACCAGTCACCTCAAAGATAATAGGTTCTAGTACAGTTAGAACAGGAGAATTGGTCATGTAGGCAAAATGGATATTGCCGTGATTATCCTTTAGAATTTGCTCTACCTTATCTAGTGAAGCTGCTTTACCTATTGTGTCTGCGTGTCCAGCCATAGTTTAATCCCCTTACTCTCCAAATACTCCTTAGTACTAATCAACATCTGCCAATTCTCAGTTATCTCCCAGTCCTCAAAGGTAACGATGTGCTGGTATACTTTGGCTGTTGGGGCACCTCTACGTGGCATGTGGAGTACTATGAACCATACCTGATTAACCCCTATCATATGACAGTAGGCTTTGGTTTGAGCTATCCAGTTGAGGTGGTCAAATGGGCTGTTAGATCCAGTAGTGGCTTTCATTTCAACCACTGCTACATTGTGTTCATCATCGTAAGTTAATGGGTCACCACATATTATCTGCCCGTCTAAATTGGCGATGATACCATCCACTACCATTCCAGGACTATTGGGTTCTGGTGGTAGAAAGAGTAATCCCATATCCAGTGTTTTCTTGTCAACCCAATCTCTAACCGCACCTTCCCACATCCTACCCCATGATGGCATACCGCTATCGTCTACCCAAGGCACGTTTAACTTCTCATGGACAAACCCATCCAACTTACCTTTAGAGATAGCCTCAGCAGCATAGTACAGATCTGTTACATGCCAACCAGGTTTACGGTTCTGTGGTGGATCGAAACAATCTATGATGTCGCTGAGTTGATGGGGGACGGTTACTAAGTTTGGCATTACTATCCTATCTAAATAACTTGGGGGCTATTTAATTGAATCGCCGCCCCCATTCCTTTAAGCGATGTCCCTACACCCAACCTCTCCCTCTCACCTCTCCCCCTCAAAGAAAAGGATTTACTTACTTACATTGTACTGGCTAACAGTATATCCAGCACCTTGCAACAGCCCTGTAAACTCAGGAGTAAACACATGACCAGCAGCAGCGTCCCTACTAGGATCACTAGCCAAATCCTGCATAACCTGAGCCATGACATCTTGAAGCGTAAAGGTATCCCTCTTGAGATTCAATGCTGAAGTCATAGCCAACTGTCCAACATCCACAGCACCATTACTAGCAGTGGGTGGAGGGGTAGAAACAGCAGGAGCAGACGGTGTAGGCGGTACAGGAGGAGTTGCTACACTTGCAGTATTTCCACCAGCAACCTCACCAGGAACCCCTACTACCAATTTAGCTGACAACACCTGTTTACTTCCAGCCTCAGCACCCTTCCTAACAACACCCTGAGATTGAAACTGAGTACCGAACAAAGCATCCAACCTACCAGATGACATCCGATTGCCAGGGAATCCGGCATTTAGCAATTCAAACAGAAACGTACCAAACGCACTAGACTGTGAAATCTTACCACCATCTTTGATAGGTACAGCACTTAGACCGTCTTTACTAGGATTCCAACTATCAGCAGGTCCAACACTATACGTCCACTCCGCATCATTCCCGTCTTCTTTGGTATAGGTTATCTTGGCTTCTAGATTCTTAACCTCTTGTCCGGCATTAGGCCCTTCTGTTGGAGTAAACGTATTGTGTTGAAACAGCCCTGATTTAATGGTCAAAAGTGCATCAAACAATCCACCCTGTCCAAAATCCTCTGGGTTAAAACTTGCTCCAACTTGTTGGGTTTGATCTACCATTAATATCCTCCAGTTATTTGTTTTGGTTCCTTGAATTTAAGATTACCTTGTGGATTTGTTAGTGTCAAGATGTTGGGTTAAATTGTGATATTGGCTATTTCACCTCCTTAAACCACCACCTCGTGGAATATAAGGTTCCTCCCATTCTCTCTCATTGGAAACAACTCCAACCTTGTACCCCCCAGACTCAATGGCGTCAACATCTTCTGTTCAGGATAATATCCACCAGCCCTACCGCCACTTCTGCTATTCTGCCCATATCCCTGCAACCATCCACCAGTACAGGTCAAGCTAATATCCTTGTGCTCCATCACATACCCATCTTTAACCCGCCTATCATAGCAATAAGGAACCTTGGCTGTTACGGATTTATGCTGGTGTGCCATCAGGAATGCGTCTGCTTCAAAGGCCCCCTTTATCGGATTGAGTTTGTTAAGTGGTGCGCCTGGTAATGCTCCACCTCCTTCTCCATGATGTGCCCATATTTGAAAGTCAGCCGAGGATGGTTTTCCGTTGGGTATTGGTCGCTCAAAAGTTAGATGTACTCTGGTACAATCGCCTAAGAAGGTAGCACCAAGTCTATCTGCTATTACTGTATCGCTTGTTCTACCATCACCAAAATCAAAGAAGTGATGACCCTCCAGCATACCAATCCACAATCCCTCTGTACCTTCTACTAGCTTACAGAACTCATCAATATGCTTCTGTACTTCTTTGTGGATTGCAGTTACGAAATGCTCATCCTCATCTAGACCAGAAATCAGAAGCTTACGCCTTATAGAAGGTCTGAGGCTATCTGTATAGTCACCAAGTCCTATGAAGCGGATCTGGTATCCCATTACATCCGCAATGTCGAGCAAGCGAACTACCCATCTCCTAAATCGTTTGGATGAACAGGCAGTACTACCTACTTGACTATCGCTGACTGGTACTATGATACAGGGTCTCCAGTCCAGGCGTAGATTTGGGGTTGATTTTATATCTGGTATTTCGATGGTGGTACCTCCCTAGTTTTGGATGTATTTATAATACTCAGTATCTTCTAGCGGTATTATCTCTTCTGATTCAAATAGTTCTATCCACAGAGATAATGGAAGCCAATAAAAAGATTCGTTATAAAACCAAATTTTACCAGACTTATTAATCATACCATCGGCTCCGGCACTATCTCCACCATCCCACTCTTAACCCGATCTTGAAACCACTTGGGACTGAAGTGCTTATACTTCCCCCAAAACCAACTCCAATTATCGTCACAAATCAAATACTCGCACTTATCCACCGCACTCCTTGTGCCCCTGCCGCACTCCTGTACTAACGTCTGCATCGCTAGATATGCCCCCCAATCGCTGTCATCTTCGCATCTGGCCTTTACAACTGGGTCTCTGGTATCTGGGTAGGGTATCTTGCCCACTATGCCGTATTGACACGTATCCCCAGCAAAGTCCCAACCACTTGTAACAGTAGGACTCACCAATACAGCAGGAGCACTTGACCGCTTAAACTTCTCAACAACCGCATATACATCATCCTTTCCATGTGTTTGCATTATATTAACATGGCTGGATTTAGACATCAAGTAGTTACGACGGTCATAAGACACTGTGAACACTATGCCCTTTCTGTCTTTGCGCTTATTGATAATTTGGTCTATTCGGGTTACCCACAGGTCCAAATCTGCTGGTGTTATACGGTGGTTCATACGGGCTGTTTTAACATGGACAATTGGGCTGTTTTCTTTAGGGAAGTAAGATGGGACTTCTAACCATTCCCGCTGGTCTTGGGGTATGTTTAGAGAGTCTGCTGTTTTGGCTGATAGAGTTGCTGACATGACTAGGATCTTGGGGGTATTTTGAAACAGCAATCGGCTTGATTCACCAGGCCACACAGGAGCAAAAGACACACCACCTTTCTTCTTGTCCCATATCCATCTACCACTAGCGTCAGACAAGGATTTAAGCCTTATCACAAGATTAGCATAGTGTTTATTTTTCCGCAACATGACACCAGTTATCTTACTTCCGGTCTCCAATAGGTTCTTGATTTCTCTCTTTATCTTTTCGTGTTCTATTTCTGCTTTGATGGCTGTCTTAGCTGCCCAGTCTTGCCATGTCTCCCAATCATCTGAGTAAGGGAAGTGGGTGCCTAGTGCTTCTACTTCACCATTGCTCAAATAAACCGCCATAAAGGATTCAAGAGCTTGGAACGCTAGGTGGGCTTCATCACATACTAGAAGCTGTAGAGGATTGGTATTCTGACCCTCCTGTAGTCCATCTTTTCCATATATGGTTTGGGCTAGATAGTAGGAGTAATTGGTGACTAGGAGATTGGAAGCCTTTGCAGTAGAGAGCTTATCATAGTAGGAACAACCACTAGTCTTAAGAGAACACACAATACCAGCATGACACGGCCCATCATCTACAGCAGTCTCTCCATCCTGAATCAGATTGCACAGGTATGAATTCTGCCCCCTAATATCCACCATACCGATCTGTTCAAAGTCCTGTGTAAGTTGCCCCTGTAGTCCTTTGGTAACTGTCAGTACAGCAGCCCTTCTACTCCCCAACACAGAGGATAGAACAGCCAACAAAGACTTACCACTACCAGTAGGCATAGAGGCGCATAGGAATCTCTTGGGGCCGTTTAACCACTGTAGGATTGATACAAGGGCTTCTTCTTGACCAGGATACCAGTGGTCGAACTTAGGATGATTGAGAATTATGTTAGGGGTTGGTAGCGGCATGGGTTAATTCCTATACATCCAAAATCTAGCTTCCTCTAAACTCTCAAACACCATAGGCTCACTATTTCCCATAGACTGATAGAAGAACGCAACCTGTGGTATATTGGCAATCGACTCTTCGCAATCCAGTATCCAAACTGATCCATCGGGTATCAGGATGTAATCACCTATCTTGGCCTGGTGGAGTGGGATTGGATTAAACATCCTCTAATCCTCTTGACCCAAATCCAACAAACTAGCCACACTCTCATCCTCACTCTTACCCTCTTCCTTCTTCAACAAATACCCAAACCGCTCCTTGATTTCATCTCTATATTGATCCTTCCATGTACCCTCTGGCATCTGTTCTACTTGTTCAAATACCCTGTTTACTAAACTCCTAGCCCTATCAACCCTGCCCTTAGATAAATATTGCCCAATCTGTTTAGCCATCTTCTCAATGACTTCTACAAATCTATCCTGCTCCTCTTCCTCATATACTATTTCCATCATAGCATTGGTTCTGTGTAGGTTTGAGTTAGTAATAGGAGCTAGGGTTTCAATCCATTCAAAGTGTTTACGTAGGGCATGTCTCACTATCTGGTGAGTAGTTTTATACGGAAACCATTTAGAGTCATATATCCTTTGTATTTGGACTGGCACATTTTTGTGTACTCTTACACTAAGTCTGGCATCATGTCCCTTATCATCTTCTGATGGGACACGAAACTCTGATGGGTCTATTTCTACCAACGGGCTTGTTTCTTTATCTTGGCTCATCTATACAACCTCCAACAACTTGAGTATCCATACTAGTAAACTTCCATATATAAGAAGGTCTATCCCACGACTCAGAGGCCCAGAAGTGTGTGGTTTCCATCCTCCAAGTCTCATCAATATCAAGAACAATTGGAGGGAAAAAAATCCTATCATCGCCCACAGGAATACAGTCATAAATTCTCTCCTCCTGATTTGGGGTTCGACCCCTTAACATAAATTATATCCTTGTAGTGCTCAGTACCACACGACCTACATCTATAAGTAACCGTTTGTATAGTATCCTTATAGAAGTTATGGGTACCATCTACTCCACAATGTCGGCATTTAGTTGGGGGCCAAGGCATCATATCCCCCATCAGCCATGAACTGTTTGAACTGTATCAACTGCTGTTCTTTGCACTTCTTACAGATACCATGACTTGTGGCACCCTCTGGCCCTGGTTCTTGTCTTAGGTACTTCTGACACCATGCACATACAATATTCATCATCTACCCAACTCCTCATTACTTAAAACTACTATTTCTCCATCTACTTCCACTATCCCCACAGCAACCAATGGATCGCAATATGAACAGGGGGGATTCTTGTCGGAAAAACATTCATGCCTCATATCTTCTATATCTCTATCTAATTGTTCTTCTAGTTCGAGGACACAACTAGTACAGAGTCCCGATTTACTAAAGGTATTATTACACATCAGACAAATCATCTTAACCAAATCCTCCTATGCTTCTTACCACATCTGGGATTACTTAAAACCTTGCAATACACTACCGCACATCCTAGAATAGCCGCTAACAGTATGAATGGCATTACTTTAGATCCCGCCACTAAGAATAGTCTTCATTGCGGTATCCAGACCGTTCATGTTGTTAGGATTAACTAGGCCACTAAAGAATAGATAACCACCAATGCTTACGAATGCCATAAAGCCAAACCAAATCTTTACCATCGGGTTACCTCACTAATTCTTTGTCTGTATTAGACTATTATAGATGGAGTGGTGGTAAGGTCAATAGGGTTTAAATCACAATGACGTTACAACCTCATCCACTGCCTAAACTCTTGATCTAGGTCTATACAGATTTGGGATAATATGTCTAGTGTAGTCTGACTACCCCTTCTGAATCTCAACCTACGATTGGTACACTCCCTACACCAAGACTGCTTATATAACGTTCTACCAAATGTAACTACCCCCTCCCCGACATCTGTCCGTCTCTGGCGATAGACATTTGAGAACTCATCATCAAATTTATAGTCGTTACAAAGAGTACAAAGTTTCATAATATTATGTTAAGTCGCTTAATTAAACTTGAGTGGTGTTTGTTAACTCTGGGACAAGGGGCGTAGTAACATGTGTATAAGTATAATACTTCTTATGCACAGTGTTACTACGGGGTGTGTCCAAGTCCTATAATCATTATAAACTAGCGTTATGGTTAAGTAGAATCGGTCTGGTATCGTGGTACGTTGTTACTACGGGGTGTGTCCCAACTTTTGTCTTAAGAATATCAAAGAAAATATGGTAGTGTCAATTGGTTTACATAATATTGAGAAGGGGGTATAATTTGGTGGGATTTCTTTTTAGTTAGGTGTCTTTGAATTTTACCATTTGTGTTGTATTAAGGTCAAGGGTGTGTCATAATAATTAGGTATGAAGACAATTGCTATACCTGTAGATTCTCGTGCCAACTGGACTAGGGCCGCTACTGTAATTGAAGCCATAGACCAGCACCCAGACCTTAAATGCCAGTTTATAGCCTGTAGTAAGTTTGCCTATGAGTGGCAGTGTTGGACTGATCGTAAACCAGATAATGTATGCCCGACTTATCACGGTGCTGATACGCCACGATCTATGGTTACTTCCTCTGCTAATATCCTAACCGCTTTGTCTAGTTGCTTTATGTATAATAGACCCGATGTAGTAGTTGCTCTGACAGATAGATATGAAACCTTAGCAATTGCTCAAACAGCCGCTTTGATGAATATTAGGGTTGCTCATATTCAGGGTGGAGAGGTAACTGGTACCATTGATGAAAGTGTAAGACATGCAGTTACCAAGTTAAGCCATATCCACTTTCCTGCAACTGATGAAGCCGCTCAGAGGATTGTAGGCATGGGAGAGAATAAGGATTATGTATTCAATGTAGGATGTCCTGCCACTGATCTGCTGTTGCGTGTAGATGTGTCTGAGAAGCCCACACAGGAGCCGTATGTACTAGTCCTATATCATCCTGTCACTACTGAATATGAAGAGAGCTACAACCAAATGGAGGCAGTATTGGATGGTGTTAAAGCGGCATGGGATGGCTTGGTGGTGGTGATAGGGCCTAACCACGATGCTGGTAATCATGGGGTTTGGAGTGCTATTAAGGATGCAGATGTACAGGCTCCCCACATAGTGCCACATGACCAGTTTGTTAATCTGATGGCACGTGCTGAAGTTATGGTGGGGAATAGTAGTGCCGGGATTAGAGAGGCTTGTTACTTTGGTACGCCTGTGGTAGATGTGGGGAGTAGGCAGCTTAACCGAATGCCTAGGGGTAGAAACGTTAGATACTCAGTCAATAGACCAGTCATCATCAGACGCTGTATAAATTGGCAGTTGGGGCAAAGGTATGAGCCTGAATACCTCTACGGTGATGGTAAAGCAGGACAGTATATAGCTAAGATATTGGCAGAGGTTGAGATGCCTAATATACAAAAGAGGTTTTACTAATGCGTAAACTTCCTAAAGGATGGACGCTTCGATACTTCGGTGTAGGAGTCTATCCATCTAGCAGGCAGTATGCTGTCTGTTACCACGGTATATACTGGTTTGCTATTTCGGTAGATCAAAAACCAGGAACTGGAGCTAGATTGACTATAGAAGACCACATAGACTATATATATCAGAGGAATACTGAATTATGCGGATCTTAATAACAGGCGGATCAGGCTTCATAGGCACACATCTAACCCAAGCTCTTATAAAAGAAGAGGGTATGACAGTAGCATCACTAGATAAAGCAAACTGCCTCTATTCAAGCCGTTACAGCAGTGATGGTATCCTTTATATAACTAGAGACATTCTAGACTATAAATCCCTAGCCCTAGACTTCGATACCTTTAGACCTCATCTAGTCTACCATTTGGCCGCTAAGTTAGGGGTGCAGGACGTAATGGACAAACCAGGAGAAACAGTAAGTGAGAATGTATTGGGTACTTTACACATTGCCAACCTATGCAAGTCCTATAATGCCCAACTCATATTTGCTTCAACCTCGGATGTTTATGGTAAAAGCACTGATCTGCCCTTTAGAGAAGATGGTATGCTGGCAATTGGACCATCAGTGGAACCACGTTGGAGTTACGCTATCTCTAAATTAGCAGGGGAACACTTGACCTTGGCTAATAATGGGACGGTAATACGGTTCTTCAATGTAACAGGTCCAGGGCAGAGTGAGAAGTATGTGGTGCCTATTATGGTTGGACAGGCTTTGAGGGGTGAGAAGATAACGGTTTATGGGAATGGTGCTAGTACTAGGTGTTTCGCGGATGTAAGGGATATAGTAGGTGCGTTAGTGCAGTTTGTCGATTTGCCTAGTAACCAGATAGGCGGGGAGATCTATAACATAGGTAATGATAAGCACATTAGCATGTGGGAATTGGCAGAGAGGGTTAGGGAGTATGTTAATCCTTATGCTGAGATTGTTAAGATGGATTATTCAGAAGGGTATACGGAGATGGTACATAGGGTACCAGACTTGGGAAAGATAAAACTGCTCCTAGACTGGGAGTGTACCATTAGTCTAGAGCAGTGTATTAAAGATATGGCAAAAGAAAAAAGGGCCAATTAAGACCCTCTCAATCTAGAACCCTCCCCACCTACCTCCTGAAATCTCAGGCAATATGTATTGTACACCAAATCAACATTATTGTGCAATATCTTGCTTCTTTCGGTATTCCCGATGCCATATATTGTAACACTCCCGACACCATCTGACTGTCTTCCCATTCCTAATCACAGTCTCAAATGAGTGCCCTCTATAACACACTGTCTTACGCGCATTTTTAGCAGCTGGTCCATTGCCTCTTAAAACGTTTTCTCTGTGTGTTACTGGTTCAAGATGAAATGGATTACAACAAGCCCTGTTTCTACAGATATGGTCTATGTCATATCCTCTAGGAATTTTATCTATCATCAACTCATAGATAAATCTATGCCCGTAAATAATAGAGCCGTTATGGGTAATAGCCCCATATCCCAAACCACTTTTGGCCCCTGTCCACTCCCAACAATCCCCATCATCTCTTATAGGTATATACTTAAGCATCTTTTCGTCCAGAGACTTTTTGGTTCTTTCCTGCTTCATCTCAAATCCTCGTAGCAAATCAACTCACCTGAGTCAATATCTCGTGTTGTCGATCTACCCAATAGTTCACCACATCTAGAGGCGGGTATATCTCCATTCCCAGGTCTCATAGTACCAATGTTTTTTAGATCAAAGAAGTGTCCTTTCTTTATAGATTTCATAGCTACTACACTATGATTAGCAATCTCTCTAACCTTATGCTCACCCCTTAATATACCCATATCCGCTTCAATACACATTCCCATCCCTTCCCATATCTCCATGCCCATCTCTACCATCTGCTTAAACTCACTAGGCAATATGGAAGCCGATTGATCCGGGCCATCCCATCCTCTGTCTAAAGTAAAGTGCTTCTCTATACACACAGCACCTTGAGCAATTGCCCCCAAAGCAGTTGATATGTTAGGTGTGTGATCCGACTGTCCAACTGGTAGATTAAAGGTGCTCCTGAGCCACTGTATGCGCCGTAGACGGGCTTCTCTAGGTGTAGCTGGGTATGTAGAGGTGCAGTTGAGTAGGACTATCTTGTTGTTGATCTTGAGCACCTTGTCTATGGTATTCATTAATTCGTTACGGGAGGTCATGCCGGTTGATATTAAGGTGGGTTTCTTGTATTGGGCTACAAACTCTTGGAATGGTGTGTTGTTACATTCCCCACTACCTGTTTTGAATCCTGATACTCCTATTGATTCTAATTCCTCAGCAGCTTGTGTGCAGAAAGGTGTACAGAGGAATTCTCTGCCCAAGCCCCTTATGTATGTCTGAAGAGATTTAAGATCTTGCAGTGATAAGGCGCATTGTTTCATCAAGCCTTGCCATTCATGATTACCTACCATTTCATATTCAGGTAAGTGGTGTTGGAATTTAACTATATCGGCACCTGAGTTGATGGCAGCGTTGGTTAGAGCTACAGCTTGTTGGAAGTCTCCATTGTGGTTTATGCCTAGTTCCGCTATGAAGATTGGTTTGAGACCATTGCCAAGGGTTAAATTGCCTAGTTTAACTTGCTTAACCATAAATCTCCCTTGCGTATATTCTTGGTAGCTTTCAGAAGTATAAAGGTGCTGTTGCATCTAGGACAGATTATTCTGTCAATTCGGAGTAGTCTGAGTATCCACTGTTTCATCCGATCTTTAACCCATGTATATCAAACTCCAAGTGTTTAAACATCAGATCATATCCGTACCGCTGGAATAGGAATTCAGTGAGGTTCCAATCCAGTTGGGTGTCTATGTTAGCCAAAGATTGCTCTCTAGGGCATTCAAGAGGTATCATCCTAGTACATTTACCAAATGGCTTACCCTTTAATACATTCTCGGCCTTAAACATATAGAACACACCATTTTCCCTACCCCACTTCTTCTTGGCATCCGCTTTAGATGTCATGGGTTTATAGTCTGGTGTGAAGTAACCTGAGCTATCACAGTAACCTAGTTTGAATCCGCCTTTGTCTACGGTTAGACCGCCTTCACAATTGGGGGTGTGTAGGACTTCCTGTATCCAGCGTTCGATTAAGGAGGGTTGGCGTAGGGGGCAAGTGGGTTGGAGGAGGACTACCCAATCGGGTTTTGTGCTACCATACGCACACACATATCGCATGGTCTCTGTAAGCGTTGAACTGTCCGTAGTTAGACCGCTTGGTAACGGTACACAATATCTGGACTTAGTGGCTTCATATAGCTCCATAATAGTTAATGAGTCAGTACCAATTGCTATGTCACCAATGGAGAATGTCTCCTGTGCAACCAACACAGAATAGGCTATCAGAGGTCTACCATTTAGTTCTTTGATGTTCTTACCAGGTAGGCGTTTGGAACCACCACGAGCGGGTATTATGGCTAGGATATTATCTGCCATTTTGCTCCTTCAACAATTTAACCACCTTCAACACCTCTATCCCATCTTCAAGGGTAGCCATCTCAGGATGTGGAATACCACACTCCACACTATCTACAAAGGCTTTCATCTCCTCCATAAACTGTACATTGCGTTCTTGGTCATATTGGTGGTAGGTGAATCCTTCAATGGGTTTGAAAAGAGAGACGTAGTTCCCCTTATTGCCCCAATCTATGGTGCCTTCTGATCCTACAATCCTCAACCTTCTATTGTAGGAACGGTCTAGTAAGTCCATGTGGATAGAAGCGTATGGTCCCGCACAAAAGGCTATATTGAACTCTGCTATATCATCTGAGTCTATATCCAATTCAGATATTTTATCAACATATCCTTCATTATGTCCATCAATTCCACCAAACAGCCATCTCATATAATCAATCTCATGACTCAAATCCAACAAGGCACCACCACCCTGGTCTTCGTGCGCCATGTACCAGTTCCTATAGTCCTCATCAGGATGCCAGTCTGGTAGGTATTGCCCAACCTCTGCACGGGCATATAGAGGTGTTCCTATTTCAGGTAGTAGTTCTTTAACGATCTGGATTGCAGGATGGAACCGCATACTATACCCAATAACCGTCCACTGTTTAAAGTGGTCTTGAAGGTCTCTTAATGCCCAAGCATCTTCTAGGATATTGGCTACAGGTTTCTCTATGAATAGGGGCATGTTGTGTTGGGCTAGTTGGAGAGCTACTTCCATATGGAGATGGGTTGGTACGGATACTATGGCGGCATCAGTTGGCAATCTTAGGGCATCTTCAATACAAGTGAATCCAGCAACATCACCAATTTTAGACAGACTAAGTAATCTGTCTACATCTGTATCTACCACTGCAACACTCCCAACACCCAACTCCACCAAGTTCTTGATATGCCTTTGACCAATTGAACCAGCACCTACTACTAAGATGTGCATTATTTATTTAACCTCACAGAAGGTCTAGGGTCTCTCTCATACCATGTTTCTCTCTGCTGTACCGCTGTATTAAATACATCCAAACAACCCAACAAATATTGAGATAAGATGAAATCTGGGGTATTGGATGCATTTTCCATTGATTCCAGATTTATTAACTCTCTTAGGGCTTTCTCGAAGATAGATTCGTAAGGCATAAGAAAATCCTCCATCCCATCAGGCTTTTACTTTTTATTGTAAGCCCAAAAGACAGAGGATTCAAGATCCCTAAATCACAAGTTATTGTAGTATGCCCGGTTTCATTTCAACTTTTGGTTCGGGTCTCTCACTACCAATCGGCCCCCATATAGTTGACCACTCCATATTCTCCCCACACAGTTCAATTTGACCCATATAGATAACCCCTTCTAATTCACCAGATAGGGCTACATGAAAGGTGTGACATACTACTGGTGCTGGTGGTTGGGGTACTAATACCATCTTTATCTCAGGCTCGGGTGCATAGAAAACAAACGCAGCGAGTCCAAAGCACATTCCTATAATACCGCCAATTACATATCTCAATATCAT